GGCGAAGTAGGTGCCGGGCTTCAGCGGCAGGAAGACGTGCGTCTGATCGCCGGTGACGGCGCGCGCCAGCGAGGTCGAATTCGGCCACAGCGTCGCTTCCATGTCGGGCGAATGCCGGAAGCTGATCCAGCCGCCGAACTGCACGTCCAGATCCGGAGGCAGGTCCCAGCGCAGCAGCGCACTCCCGCCGACGACGGCGAGCGTCAGGTTCTGCAGGTCTGCCGGTGGCGACCGTCGGCCGGTGACGTAGTGGCTGTTGACCTGCGTCGCCGGTGAAGCGAGGTAATTCGGATGGGTGTACTGCAGGCGGAAGTCGTAGGTCTCGCCGGACTGCGGGCCGGTGATGACGACGCCGGTCGCCGTCTCCTCCTGCACCGTCGCGTCCTGCCAGGCGCCGTGCGTGCCGGAGAGGCGGTAGAGCACGTGGATGGTCGCGCCTTCGATGGCGATCGGCTGCAGCTGGAAGACCACGCGTTCGATCAGCGTGCGCGACGGCGTCACCAGCATCACCCGCTCGTCGGAGCGGATGTCGAGCACCACCGGCGCCGGCACCGAAGGCGGCGGCGTCACCACCGGATCGTAAGCCGGGATCGGCCCCTGCTCGGCGAGATGCACGCCCGGCGCCTCGGCGATCAGCGTCAGCTTCGCCGACAGGTTCTCGCCCGGCTCAATGTCGCGCACCAGCAAGCGCAGCGTCTCGCGGCCGAGCTCGCCGAAGGCGCAGAGATCACCCGCGGCGGGTGCGTCGATCAGCGCCGGCGGATTGGTGCAGAACAGCCGCGGCGAGAAGCCTGCAATCGTGCGCAGCGGGTAGAGGTCGGTGCGCATGGCACCGGCAACCACTCTACGCACGCGCAGGCCGTAGCTCTTGCCGGTCTGCATCGTCACCGGCGTATCCAGCGTGACGTCGGTGATGCTGGCGGTCGCGTCCTCGCTGGTTGCGGCAATGCGCGCCGAGGCGAGGCCTGTGGCGATGACGTCGTGCTGCAGCGCCACCAGGTCGCCGCGCTCGCAGGCGAGCTGCTCGAAGTCGCAGTTGATGCGATGGATCTCGCGGCGCAGCCGCTGCTGCGCCAGATGGTAGCGGCCCTCCTTCCACGCCTGGTCGCGGCTGGTCAGTCCCACGATCTCCACCCGGTCGATCAGCGTGGCGTTGGCGGCCGAATAGCCGTCGTCGTAGACCACCACCTCCTCGGTCTTCCAGTCGGCCTGCTCGTTGACGAAGGCGATGCGGTAGCCGTGCGGCACCGGCTCGTGCATCATCTCGCCCTCACAGTTCCAGCTGTTGCGCGGCGTGAACATCCGCACCGGCACGGTGCGCGGCTCGTCGATGACCACCGAGAACTTCAGGTCGCGCAGGGACACCATCGCCCGGCCGAGCCGTGCGATGCGGGTGAGTGCGTCGTAGAGCGACGTCTTGGCATCGAACACGCCATTGAATTCCCTGCCAGCGGGCCGCGTCACCCCGTCCCAGTAGATCAGCCGCTCGAGGTCGATCTGCGCGTCGGTTGCGGGATTCCTACGGCTCGGGTGCTGCAGGATGTGGCGGAACAGCGCCGCCGGTGACGAGGTCGGCCGCCACACCCAGCTGCTGGTGCTGGCATCCCAGTCGCGGGCGATGGTCCGGGCGGTGACGTTGAATTCGTCGATCGTCCCCTGCAGCTGTCCGGTGGCGCGGATGCGCACGGCGATCAGGGTGATCCCCGGCACCGGCACCGGATCGCCGGCGGTGATCGTGCGTAGTGCCGTCCAGAAGCACTTGGAGAAGTTCCGCTCCTCGTCGGTATCGCCCGAGAGCCGGGTGATGCGGACATCGTAGCTCTGGTTGGCATCGACGCGGCCATACTCGGCCGGTCGCCAGCGGTGGCCCCAGTAGAGCGGCGTCTGCTGGCGGCCGGTGATCGTGCGGACCAGCACCGTGCTCCAGGCGTTCTCGCCGGCCGGCGACTGCTCGATCTTGAAGGTGACCGACTGGTCCGACTTCTTGCCGGGCGGCTGGTTCTGGATGTGCACCAGCCGCTCGAAGGCGATCTCGATCGCGATCTCGTCGGCGCCCGGCGTCGTCGTCCGCACCTGGCCGCCGGCGGCATGGGTCAGCGCCACCGACAGCGGGTCCTCGTAGACATCCGACGGATAGAGGGAGAACGGCTGGCCCTGATCGAGGTCCCACGCCGACGCGCTGCTGGGATCCGCGAGGCGGTTGAAGGTGATGGTCTGGCCGGCGATGATCGCAAGCCCGTTGACCGTCGCCGATGAGGTTGCCGTCCAGGTATCGCCGAAGCCGGGATCGGCGGGAAAGACGCCCGCTGCCGGATCCCATCCGCCCCTATCCGGCATCGTCCAGTAGCCGCGGCGCAGCTGCCATTCGACTTCGGCGTAGTTGCCGATCGGTGTTGCGCCGATGCGCATCGCCTCGACGTGCACCGGTCCGTGGCTGACCGCGAAGATCGCCCGCCACCAGGTGTTGGAGCCCACCACCTCGCGGTAGGGTGCGGCGGCATAGGGCGGCGTCAGCCGGAAGCGGCCGCACAGGAACGGCACCTTGCCCCAGATGTCGATGCGGTTGCGGGCACCGAGGATCTGGTAGGTCTGGCTCTCGGTGCCCTTGTCCTTCGACAGCTCCGGGACGGGTGGCGGCAGGAAGGTGTTGACCAGCAGCGTGCCGCCGATGGTCACCGCGGCACCGGCGAGGCCGCCGGCAATCGCCGCCGCAGTCGTTCCCCACACCGGCGCCAGCGCCCCGTAGGTGAGCGCGGTGGTGACCACGGCGATGATCGCGATGCCGACCATCGCCGCGATCCGCCAGCCGCCACCGCCGGCCGGCAGCAGCCGGATCGAGAGATAGCTCCCCGGCTTCGGCCGCACCCGATGCCAGTGCCGCCGCTCGACCGCCTGCTCGCCGATGAATGCCACGCCGTGCATCCGCAGCAGCGGGTCCGGCTGGATCACCTCGACGATCTCGGCGATGGTCAACCCCGCCGGCACCGCATAGTCGATGCGCCGTTGCTCGAACGGATGGGGACAGCAGGAAACGGTTGTCAGGTCACAGGAGCCAGGACCCAGGAGCCAGGAAGAAGAAGGAACGGGGTGTGGCTCACACAGTGCGGCCATCATGCCCCACCTCTTCCTGGTTCCTGGTTCCTGGGTCCTGCCCCCGGATCAAGTCCGGGGGCCTGAACCGCCAGAACCCCAGCACCCGCCGGCGGATGGCCTGGTCCTCCCGATAGCGGGCGAGCACGGCGGCGGTGCCGCGCTCGACGTGCAGCAGCCAGCCGGACGCCACGACGACGCCGACGTGCAGCGGACCAAACACCCAGCCGGAACCGGGAACCCGCGCCGCACCCGACATCTCGACCACGTCCAACGGTCGCTCGTCGCCGGCATCGATCCGATTCCACGCGCCGGAGCAGCGTTCCGCCTCGACCGCCGCGCCAACGCGGGCGGCATTCGCCTCGCTGCCGTAGCAGGTCGCCAGCGACGGCAGTTCAAGGCCAGCCTGCTCGGCCAGCACCAGCCGCACCAGCCCCCAACAGTCGCAGCCCGCCCGGTCGCGTCCGAGATCGAGGAACGGGATGCCGAGGTAGCCGGCAGCCCACGAGGGTGGTTGGGTCATTGGATTTCGGATTACCGGAGGTCAGCGATAAGCAGGTATTGTCCGAACCAGAGGATCTTAAGTGATCCACTTCCAGCCGATTTTTAGCCGCCTGTCTGCACACCTGGGCCGACTGGCGGATATTTCTGGAACTGCGGCAAGCGCTCCAGACGCTCGGAGAGTGCCCGCAGCGACGGATACTGGGCCGCTGGCACGACTGATGCCAACTGCGACTGCGTGAACTGCCACGCTACCGCAGCGGTGATGCTCGCGTGGGACAAGCCTGCAAATGCCTCCGGCCGGCTAGCGACTTCCCGCTCAAGCCCTGCACAGGCCGATATCAACTGGCAGCGAACCCGAGCCAGCCACGGTTCGTACTGGGCCTCTGCAGGCCGCAAATCGCGCTCATAAACGGTTTGGACGCTCTTCTCACAGGCCGCCAGGCCGAGGCTGACGGCCCGGAAGTCGTGCTGCAGTGCCGCCGGATCGCTGGGCCAGAGAGTGCGGCCATCGGACTTTGCAGCCTCGACGTACTGAAGGATGAGGGAAGAGTCCATGATGACCTTCCCGTCATCGCAGACCAGGCTCGGGGCTTTCACAACGGGATTGATGCTCTGGAACTTCTCGAAAGTGCTGAATACGGAAACGGCCTCATGTTCGAAAGGGACGCCCAAACATTCAAAGGCGATTGCCACCCGCCGCACATAAGGAGAATCGAGCATCCCGATGAGTCGCATGCATTTTCTCCCAAACGGCCAACATCATCGAATAGACCCGCATATCAAAGCTGTCGTTCAAAGCGCATCCGGTGCTTCCTCGCGCACGAATATCGTAGCACCGTCGTTGCAGAGGACTCGCAGCTTCGTTTCAGCGGCAATAAACGCCGGTCGCAGCGCCGTGTCCGGTCGTCCTCACACAGCCGACCATGTCGCCGACGTACAGGAACGTCGGGATCGGGATCAACCGGTCCCCCTTGGCGGCTCAGGGTCAAGTTGAGACGCCGGCAGCAGAAATCTGGCATCTGTCATGGCCACAGCGCCCGGAACCGCCCGTCGAAGGTGACGTAGGGGAACTCCTCGGCGGCGAGATCGTCGACGCTCAGCGTGCCGGTGACGAAGCCGACGTCGAAGGTCGAGGCCCGCCATTCGAGCCCGGCCCACTCGCGCTCGATGACGTTGGGATCGGTGCTGCGGACGATGCGGATGATCAGCGACGGCGGCGTGGTCAGCCCGCGCAGCAGCGCGACCACCTCCTGGCTGGTGTTGTCGATGCGGATTTGCGCTCTGGGCGCGCGGCCTTCGGCATCGTCCGGCAATGTCACTTCGAACGGGAACGGCTCGTAGCTGGCACCGTCGCTGAGGGTCGCCACGCCATCCGAAGTCAGCCGCAACGGCGTCGGCAGTTGCGGGTGGCTGAGCTCCAGCAGCACCAGCCACGGCGTGACACAGTCCTGCGCTGCGAGCTCTCGCGTGGCGGCATCGCTCAGACTCATGGCAACAGCTCCAAATCAAGGCTGACCCGCCAGGCGATGCCGGCGGCAATGGGTTCGATGCTCGGCGGCGGGACGATGCGGAACGCGCCGACCGCACCGGTCACCGGATGCGTCCAGGAGAACGGGAGAGCACCACCCTGCAGATCGGAGGCGAAAAAGCTGCGGAAGGTGGCGAGCTGCGCCGGGCTGAGCCGGAACGCCGCCTTCAGCCGGATCACGCCGGCCGTTGCCCGCCGTCGCGCCTTGGCCGGCCCGATGTCGGTGGCACTGCGCACCAGCAGGTTCGGCGGCGTCTCGGAAAAGCCGTCGGCCAGCGGCCGCTGCGGCAGCGACGCCGGCCACGATGGAATGGGCATGTCAGGAGCCAGAGATCAGCAACCAGGACCCAGGAGGGGTATCTGGCACGGGCGATCGAACATTGGCAGTCAACTCCTTCCTGGCACCTGACTCCTGGCTCCTGTCATCTGGCACGGATCGGGTTGGCGGCGGCCGCAAGCGCGCGGTTGAGTGTGCTGCCGGGGCGCGCCGCCCGCTGCGCCATCGCTACCTCGACCGCGTCGATGATGACGCTCAGGCTCACGTTGCCGGAGGGATCCCGTTGCTCTTCTGTCGTCACCTTGGCACCCGCATTGTTGATGATGTTGACGGTAACCTGCGGCCCGCCCGCTGCTTCGACGCCGAGCCTTCCAGAAGAGAGGCGCTTCAGCGGCAGCACCGCTTCCGGCCCGGCCTCGCCCATCAGGCCCATGCCGTTCGCCATCGGGAACAGCGTCGGCCGGTCGACCACCCCACCATAAGCGAAGGGGATGACGGCGCCGCGGGCGAACACGCCGCCCTCGGCGTAGAGCCCGCCGGTACCGGGCCCCGGCGCCGCACCGGGCTCGCCGCTGCCGGCGGTCGGCGCCGACGAACCGAACAGCCCGGAGACCAAACCGCCGAGCCCGCCGCTCAGCGCCTGCGCCAGCGGACCGAGGATCGCCATGCGGATCGACAGCCGCGTCAGATCGGCGATCATCGCATCGACCAGCGAGGCGAAGTCGAGCTTGCCGGTGGTCACGAAGCTGACCAGCGCGTCCTCCATCCCCTGAAACGCCTGCGTCGTCACCTGCTCGGCGGCGCTCGCCGCATCCATCGCCTGGTCGGCATAGTCCCGCAGCGCCCGCGTCACCCCGTCCTGCCAGTCGCGGCTGGTAGCGAGCATCCGGTCGGCCGCCTGTTCCGCCTCGCGCCAGGCTTCGGCGATGGCGCGCCCGTGCGTCGCGGCGTCGATGGCGCCGGCCTGCATCAGCGCATCGAGCTGCTGCAACGTGGCTGCCAGGTCCTCCGCCGGCGTGCGCATCTGTTCGGTCAGCCGTGCACCCTGCTGGCGCAGCTGCTGCTCGGCGCGCAGGCTCTCGGCCAGCTGCTCGCGCGCCTGCTTCTCGTCGTAGAGCGCGTTCGCCAGACGTTCGACCTGCACCCACTGCTCGTCGGTGGCACTTTCCGAGAGACGCGACAGCGCCTGGTCGACGAACTGCCGGCGCTCGTCGCCGAACAGCGCCAGCTGCTTGGCCAGATCGTCGATCACCTTCTCGTTGGCCTGCCAGGCGCGCTCCGCTGCCGCCTGCTCGGCGGCTGACTGGTGATCGGCGGCTTCTCTCGCGCGTCTTGCCGCTTCCTCCAGCGGCTGGTTGATCGCCGCGATCCTGCGGCGGGCAATCTCCTCCGCCTGGCGGACTGCCCCATCCACATTGGCAGCATTGCCGCCGTCCGGTGCGCGCAGCGCTTCCAGACGCTTTTTCGTTTCTGCCAGCTCGCGGTTGACCTGGGCGATCCGCTCGGCGGGACCGGTTGCCAGCTGCTCCAGCGCCTTGTCCAGCTGGATGCGCTGGGAAGCGAGGGCATCGGCGCGTCGCTCGGCCTCGGCTGCCTGTTTCCCCGACTCGGCCCGTTCCCGTTCTTCCGCCGCGGCCTGTGCTTCCGCCTCGCCGATCTGAGTCAACACCGCCAGTTCCTGCTCCAGCACCGCCACGCGCTGGCGCTGCTCGTCGATCACGAAGCGCTGGCCCAGCATCGGCGTGCCCGGTCCGCCGGCTTCCAGGCGCGCCAGTTCGTCGCGAGCCCTTGTCAACTCTGCCGTTGCCGCGGCGATGCGCTGGCCGATCGGATCGTCCTCGATCGAGGACGTGATTCCCTCGATCGCGCCGGACAGCAGGTCGAGCGCGCCTTGCGCCATGGAAGCAACCGCCGGCGTGCCGCCGATCGCCTCCAGCAGATTGCCCCAGGCATCCTGCAGCCGGTTGGCGGCGCCGGTGAGCCCGCCCGCTTCGGCGGCACCGGCACCACCCACCTGCTGTTCGAGCGCGTCGAGGATCACCCGCTGCGCCTCCGCGGTCTGGCCGGTCTCGACCAGGGTGCGGATCAGCTCCTTCTGCGAATCCGAGAACGAGACGCCGACCCGGCGCAGCGCGGTGAGGCCGTTCAGGGGATCCTCCAGCGCCTTGCCCAGCTGGGTCGCCGCTCCCGAGAGATCCTGTCCGAACACCGCGCTCATGTCCTGCGCCAGGCTCAGCGCCCGGGTGAAGGTCTCGCCGGAGACCGAGCGGAAGGTGGCAAGGATCGAGGCGGCATCCTGCACACCCTCAGCCGTGGTTAGGGTCGAGCGCTCGATGCCGTCGGCAAATGATGCGATCTCATCCGCCGTCAGTCCGGATGCATGCCCGGTCGCCTTGATTACCGCCTCCAGCCGGCGGTACGACTGGTCGGCCTTCGCCGCTTCTTCGACGCCTCTGCTCACCGCAAGGCCAAGGCCGGCCAGCGCGGCTCCGGCGGCGAGACCGGCCGGGCCCAGCCGGGCGAGGCCGGAACCCACCGCACCCAGCCGGCCGCTCATCGCCTCCAGGCCGCCGCGCAGCTCTCCCGCCACACCATCGAGCGCCTGCAGCGCGCGGGAGGCCGGTCGCGACGCCTCTTCGATGCGCTGCAGGGCGCGGGCGCCGCTGTCACCGACGTCGCGCAGCTCGGCCTTCACCTTGCCGCCGTCGATCACGGCCAGGCGGATGGCGAGATTGCGATCAGCCATGGGAGAGAACCTTCAATCGTGTTCACTGGCGAGGCGCTCGTTCAGCGCCGTGACCAGTCCGGCTTCGGCGGCGGGCAGCAGCTCGGCGACAGAGCGGACGTCATAGGCGAGCGCCGTCGCCAGCGCGATCGCCGCGGCGAGATCGAGTCCGATCACGGCAGCTCCGGTCGGCGCCAGCCGCAGCTGTCCCGCGCATCGGGTGAGCACGTCCCACGCCTGCCAGCTGGCATCGGTTAGCGGCGCGTGCTCGACATAGGGGCAGTGCCGGCCATCAACGCCGCGCTCGCCGCGGGCACAGGCTCGATCAAGCCGGGCGCAGTTCGCGCAATAATCGGGCCCGCCGCCGAAGTGCCATTCCACGCGGGCCTTCAGCCGTTTTTTTCCGCGTCCAGCAGCAGCGCCGGCCCGAGGTATGCAGTCTCGAAGGCACTGGCGATCGGCCACAGGTCCATCAGCGCGTCGACACTCTCCGGCGTCACCGGCGCCGCGTTTCCTGCGGCATCACCGATGCCTTGCCATTCAATAACCGCGAGCCGGGCCAGTGCCTTGATCAGGGCCGCGGTGCGGATGCCGGCGGCTTCGCTGTCGCTGGCCGATGAGATGGCCGCCCGTTGCGCTTCCGCGCGCGCCGCCATCATCAGCGCCGTGGTGCATGGCCGGACGTGCAGGCGCACGCCATGGCCGAGATCGAGCCAGTGCGGCTCCCTCTTCAGATCGAGACGGATCATCCTTGTACTGGCTCCGGGTTGGGTTGCTTGGTGCCGCGGGCGCAGGAAGCCGACCTGCTCGGTCTGGCGACGCAGGGCTTGGGGGCCATGCGGCCGCTGGCTCGGGGTCGGCGACTGACAAGCTGCGCCGGCCGGGCGGACGTGGACGCCCAAGCTCGCTTCCGCGAGCGCGTCAGAAGAACGGATTGCTCAGCGGCCGCACCGACTGGTAGCCTGGGTGTTCCATCTCCAGCCGGTCATACTCGGCGTTCGCCAGTAGCGGCGGCGGCTCGCCGTCGGTCTCATTGGCAGAGACGTCGAACAAGGCCAGGAGGCGGGACAACAGGCTTCGCATGCCCGGAGTTTGCGCCGGCTCGGGTTAACGCCGGGTTTCTTGCGTCCGCGGGCAGCTCCGGAAGTGGGGCGCAGGTGCGCCGCCTGCGCGGCCGACCGGCAGACGATCGCTGCGACAAGACATTCCGGTACTGGGTAGCCTGCCGCTCTGGCGAACTGCATCGATTTTGCGGCGGGCGCGGTTCCGGGCATGGATCACGCGTAGCTGGCGACGTCGTTGAGCAAACCGGCTCGCAGCATCGTCCCGGCGCTCTCGTCGCAGGCGGCGCGCCAGTCGAAGCTGGCCTCGACGCCGCCGGGACCAGAGAGGGCGTACTTCGGCTTGGGCAGGAACACCCGGAACAGCTCGAAGGTGAGTTCCCAGCCTTCGGCCATGGTGAAGCCATAGGTCAGCGAAACCGGCTCACCGTTCGCCGCCTCTGCCACCAGCGTCGCGCCATCGAAGCGCACCGTCATCGCGCCGGTGCATGTGGCAATCGTCGGCTCGGCCGCCTCGATCTTGCCGTCGTCGCGGATCACCCGCACCCGCTCCAGGTTGTTCGAGAAGGTAAGGCTGCCGCCGGTCACGCCGGCGAGCGGTTGCCCACCACGCGTGATGAAGCCGCGGGCTTGGCTGAAGCGCTTGAGCGCGAGAGCATCCGGCGTGGCATCGATCGTGACGCTGGCGTTCTCCTCGCTCTGCGCGACGAGCTGCACGGTCCCGTTTGCCGGCCCCTCGCGGCCCATCTCGAAGGCAAGGCTCTCCATCACCGTGCCCAGGTGGCGGAAGAACACCGGCGTGACCAGCTGCGGATGGCCGACCTCGAATGTGAAGCTTGGAATGGCGTTCCCACCCGACAGCCATTCGTGCCGGTAGCCGCCGCCGGTGAGTGTTGTCGCCGAGACGGATCCGGTGCTGCTGGCCGAGGCCGAAAGCGTGAACGCGTTGCCCGCCGTGCCGATGGTGTCGAACTCGATCTCCAGCCGATCGTCGGTCGTGTTCGCGGTGTAGGTGCACTTGGCGATCTGGACATCCGCCGAGCCGTTGAGCTCGGTCGCGAGTGCCGTCAGCGTCGCATCGATATCGGCGCCGATCTGCGTCTGATTGCCTGAGGGCGTCCCGGCCCCAAAGGTCCAGGCGACGCCGTTCAGGTCGATGGTGCTGTTGGATGCCGGCTGGCCGGAGAACGCGATGTGACCCGACGCCTTGGTCTGCACTGTCGTCGGATCGCCGAACAGGCCGGTTAGCCAGAAGCCCGAGCCGCGCAGATCCAGCGGGATCTCGATCCGGCCCTCGTCGGTGATCAGGCCACGGTAAGGGTCCTGGGCGTTACGCCCGCGCCCCAGCAGCGGATCGTCGCCGAGCGGGTGCTCGGATGAGAGATCGCACGACTTGAAGTCGAGCGAGCGGTAGCCGGTGGGCGGCGCAATGCCATAGGTGGTCTCGCGGCAGGCGAGCAGCGTCGCGTCGGCGCCGTAGGCGCGGACTTTCGGCATGTTCGGGTCTCCGTGCGGTCGGAAGATCAGCGGGTCGGCGGATCGCTGACCAAGTACTCGATGGTGACGGTGATGCGGGCGGTCAGGATCGGCGCCGCGCCTTCGATGGCGAGCACGGACGTTTCGGGCGCGCTCCAGAACAGGTTCTCGGCGAGTCCGTCGAGGCTGCGATCGGCGGCGAGTGCGGCGCCGATCTGCGAGAGCAGCTCATCGAGCACCGCCTCGCCGCCGCCACCCGCCGGCTGCGTAACGAACACCTCGATCTCGGCGCGATGGCTGAAGAACTCGGTGCGCGGGTTGAGCGTCACATCCGGCTCGCCGGGATCGCCATCGCGTAGGATGACGAGACCGCCTGCCGGCACGCTCGCCGGCAGCGCCTCGTTGCGCTTCACCATCGCCAGCGCGATGGTTTTGAGCCGATCGAACAGCGCCGCCAGGACGCGCTCACGTTTGGACGTCACGCGGCAAACCAGTGCGGTTAAGGGTAACACAGTGAGCAAGCTTGAAGAGATGTCGAAACGCCGGGCCGAGGCGCACGCGCAGCTGCTGGCGCTCGATTCCAAAGTCTACAAGGCCTTCCTGGATATGGAGCGGCTGGCCTTTTCCGACGGCGACCTGACCAGGCACACGAAGGAGCTGATCGCCGTCGGCATCTCCGTCGTCATCAACTGCGAGTCGTGCATGCAGTGGCACATCAAGCAGGCGGCCAAGGCCGGAGCGTCGAAACGAGAAGTCCTCGAAGCGGTCGAGGTCGGCATCGAGATGGGCGGCGGACCGGCGACCGCGCATGCGCGCTTCGCCCTTCAGGCCATGGCCGAAGTGTTCGGGAGGTAGCCCCGGCTCGTTGAGCTGGGCCGCCATCACGCTTGATCTGGCCATTCTTTCACGACCAGCCGCGGCAGCGCCGCGATCCATTTCTGCGCCGCGCCCTCGACATCGAGGCGCCGGCGCACCGTCACCTGCGGCACCAGGACGAACAGCGGCACCGTGGTCCGGCCGGAAAGCCGGGTGAAGGCGTTCCCCTTGCTGCGGCCGATGTTTGCCGCCGCGCGTCCCCGCCTGGTGAGCCGGGCATTGTCGGCGACCAGCAGCGAGGCCGCGCCCCGGCGATAGACGAAGCGGAGCCGCAGGCCGTGAATTCGCTCCCACGCTCCCGGCGTGATCTTCTGCCGGCCATCGCCGAAGCGGCCGGCAGCCGGGGTGGGGATGGCGAGGAACAGGCCCCGTTTCGAGCGGATGATGGCGCCCTCCGCGTACAGCCGCACCAGCTTCGGCGCCTTCGACCAGACGTAGCCGGCGGCAGCAATGCTGGGCTGGCCCTTGGGGTACACCTCGCCGCGCCAGGTGTTCGCCATCCGGGTGCCGAGGCCGGCGCCGGTGATCTGGCCGCGCAACTCGGCCTTGAGCCCGTCTGTCGCCGCGCGTATGCCGGCGGTGACCGCGCGCTCGGCGTTGCGCAGTTCTGCCGTCAGCAGCGCGTTCAGGTCGCCCTGGATCGCCGCCTGCAGTCTCATGCCGGCCGCACATCGAGGGTCCAGACCAAGCATTCGGCATCACGCAGCGGCTGGCCCTGGACGATGAAGGTGTCGCTGCCAATGACGACGGTATCGCCCTCCGCCGGTGCCGCGGCCTCGGAGACGCGGATGTCGACGAGCGTCGTGGCGGCGGCGAGGCGGGTTTCGCCAAACTCGCCGACGCGATCCGGCCGACGCAGGACCACACGCACCGGCACAGCGGGATCGGCGCCATCGGCGCGGTAGACGGCATCCCGCCCGAGATTCGGATCGGCGAACAGCGCGTCGATGGCGGCAGCGAAGGCGCTCATCAGTTGCTGCTGTGGATCTTGACCGCCAGCCGCGGCCGCTTGTTGACCGGCAGGATCGAGGCCTCGGTCTTCACCTCGATGGCGCTGCCGTCGGGACGCGCCAGCTGGCGGGCGTACATCGCAAGGCCGATGGTGTTGACCGTCTCGATCAGGTTGGCGGGTGCACCATAGGTGACGAAGGTATCGAGCGTGCCGAGCGGAAAGACGATCCCTTCACCTGCCGGCACCAGCGTCTCGGTCGAGCCGGTGGAAAGCGTGACGGTGGCGTTGTACTCCTCGAAGACGATGCCGGCGAAGGGGAAGCGGCGGCGAGTATCCTCGCGCAGCGGCTGGGCACCCGTGGACGAGTAGTATTTGTACGCATCCTCCACCCTGGCATGGCCGATCAGCTTGTCGAAGAACTCGGGACTGACGAGAGCCAGCACGCCCGACATCGTCTCGCCCTTGAGCTCGGTCTCGATCTTGCGCAGCACCTCGCGCACCTTGGCCTGGACGCTGGTCGCAGCGGTGCCGAGGACGAAGTCGACCGACTGCTGGGTGAGCCCGAACTCGCTGAAGTAGTCGTAGAGGGTGACCCCGGCGCCGTCCTTGACGATGCCCTTGAGCGCGTTGATCTCCATGTACTCGCGGGTCTGGGCGTGCTTGATGCGCATGCGGGTGAGCTTGCGTTCCATCACTGTGGCCAGCGGATCGGCAGCATCGCTCATCCCGAAGCCTCGGACCCCCTGGATGTCCTGCGGGGTGATCGCGTCGTCGTGCGGGATCCAGGGAATGGTGAACGAGCGCATCGAGCGCAGATCGCGGTTGGCGACGGTGGCGGGTCCGCCCAGCGGCACGGTGGGCAAGAGATTCAGCACGCCTTCCGCCTGCTCGATGACGACGCTGCGCTGGGTCACGCCTTCGAAGCGGAACAGGCCCATCTGTCCGAGCCGGCTGTACACGTTGGGCAGGATGTTGATGGCTTCCGTCATCTCGGCGATTGAATAGCCGCCCGCGTCGAACGGGTTGATCATCGTAACCATGGTGTGAGATTTCCTTTGATCAGGCGGTGTCGCGGGCAACGAGGCCGAGGGTGGCGAGCTGCGCGTGCTTGGCCGCCTTCTCCGCCGGCTGATCGACCGAGGCGTCGAAGACGAGGGCAGCCTTGGAGAGGATGATGGGGCCGCGCGCAGCGATCAGGCCGATCTTGTCGGCAGAGGTGGCATCGGCCGCCTCCAGCAGCACGGCGACGGCGGTCTCGGCACCTTCGTCACCGGTGACTGTGGCTGCGGGCGACAGGCGGTATTTGCCGCTCGCGGTGATCTTCCCGAGCACCGCGCCCAGCGGATAGCTGGTGCCGGCCTTCAGCGTCACCATTTCGCGGCAGTAGCTGGCGTTGAGTTCGAACTTCAGCAGATCGCCGAGCGACGGCGCTTTGGTCAGAACGGTCATGTCAGGGATTCCTTATCCTCGGATCAGGTCCGAGGACCTGCCGGCGGCGGCCCGCTCGCGGGCGCGCCTGACGATCGGGCTGTCGCCGGCGGTAGCTTGCTGCGGCGCAACCGCGACCACGTCGGCTGCCTCGGAACGTGCGGCCAGCTTGTCCAGGATCGTCCGGCGCAAGGCGTCGGGCCTCAGTCCCCGCCGCATCGCATCTGCGGCGTCGATGTCGAGGCCGAGCCGTGCCGCCTGGGCGGCAACCGTGGCGATTTCGGCATACTCGCAGCGCAGCTTGTCGGCGATGGCGTGGCTGGCAATGGATGCCGGCGAGAAGCGTTCCGGCGCTGCAGCGTCGGGCAGCGTTCGGTCGTCGGCTTCCGGCGGCTCCGGGAGGACGCCGGGGTTGCCGGCGTCCTCATTTGTCGGCGCGGCGGTGGTGTCTTCGATTGGGGGATTGGAGGTGTTCATCGTGCGAGTCCTTGCAGGTGGTGTGGATTGATGAACGGTGGGTCGCTTCAGCGGCGGGCTGGCGCGGATGCGCTTCGCCTCCAGCGCCACCTCCAGATCGGCGAGCGCCTGGCTCATCGTGCCAACCCGGTCGGCGAGGCCGGCGCTGACGGCGCTTCCGCCGCGGTAGATGGCCGCCTCGGTGGCGCGGACGACAGCGGCATCCAGGCCACGGTTGCCCGCGACGAGGTTGACCAGCTGGTCATGGAGGTGATCGACATCGGCCTGGATGTCGGCGGTCGCCCGCGGCGACAGCGGCTCGTGCGGATTGCCGTCGGTCTTGCGCGCGCCGGCGCCGACCAGCGTCCACTTCAGCCCGGCCATGGCATCGGCGCCGCTGGCGTCGAGGTGCACGGCGACGACGCCGACCGAGCCCACCTCGCCGGTGCGGGTGACGTAGAGGCGATCGGCGGCGGACGCGATGGCATACGCTGCCGACAGCGCGGCCTCCGACGCGACGGCCGATAGCGGCTTCCCTGAATGCGCCTTAATGGCGGCGATCTCGACGACCAGGTCGAACAGGCCGCCGACCTCGCCGCCGGGCGAGTCGAATTCGAGGAGGATGCCGCGCACCGCCGGATCAGTGGCGGCGCTGCCGACCGCTTCTGCAACGGCACCGTACTCGGCTGCCCCAAGCAGCAGGGTCAGCCAGTCGCCGCGGGCGACGAGCGGACCGACGATCGGGATAACTGCGATGCCCCTCTCGGTCACGGTGTAGTCCTGCCGGCGGGTTGCCTCCTGCAGCCAGGACGGCACCCCGGCGCCGGCCGTGAGCGCCAGGGTGCTGCCGAGCAGTCCTTCCATTCGACCCGGCGCGATCGCCCATGGCCGGCCGGCGAGCCGGGCGGCGGTGAGACTCTTCAGGTCCATGAACAATTCAGCCGGTCGTGACGTTCAATGGTTCGGAAGCGGCGTCGCCTTCTTCGTCGGCGTCCGCCGCAGCGTCAGGAGCGGAGACGCGGGCGCCGAAGCGCAATCCCAGCGTCCGCTCGCGCGCCTGGTCGGCGGCGATCTCGGCGTCGACCGCTTCCGCGTCGTAGCCGCGCTCGGCCAGTGCCTGGCTGCGGCTCTTGAGGCCCGCTGCGATCTGCTCGATCTCCGCCTTGGCGTCCTTCAGCGGATCGACCCAGTCCCACTTCGGCGGCAGCCAGGCGCAGGCCTGATAGCCGCGACGGTTCGCCTCGTAATGGGGCATGCTCAACGCGCCGGCGAGCACCGCGGTGTCCATCCACCGCAGCCACACCTTCCGGCACAGCTGCCAGACCATCACCGCGTGCTGATAAGCTTCGGTCCGGCGGCGGAACTCCAGCAGCGCCAGCCGGGCGTTGGAGTAGTTCGCCTTGATCATGTCGTTGGACAGATACGCGTAGGGAATCCCCAGAGCGGCCGAGACCTGTAGCAGCGTGCGATACTGGAACGGCTCGTAGGTCTGCCCGGAGTCTGCCGGATCGGAGGTCTGTACCTGCTCGCCCGGTTCCAGCATGACGATCTGTCCCGGCTGCAGGTCCATCGTCCGCTCGCCGTTCTCGCCGGTGCTCTCCTGCGCATCGAGCGGCTCAGCCGGCGCCGGCGTGGTGATGAACAGCGCGTGCATCGCCGCCACCTTCTTGCGGTCGAGTTCGGCGTCGTCGTACTGATCCAAGAGGAACAGCTTGACGATCGAAGGCGCGAACTTCGAGACACCGCGCAATTGGCCGGCATCGACCGGATCGATGACGTGGATGATCTCCGATGCCGGAATGCGCACCGTCTCCCCGCTCAGGCCTGGATCGGTGACGTCGCCCGGGTGTCGGCGCAAAAAGTGGTAGGCCACCCTGCGGCCGATGCGGTCGAACTCGATGCCCTGACGGACCACATTGCCGCCGGATAGCACCTCGTTCCTGTTCAGCGGCAGCATCTCAGCCGGCAGCATCTGCAGCTGCAGCGGCACCAGCAAGCTGTCCTCCGGCCGGCGCGGGCGGAAGCGGAAGAACACCTCGCCGGCGATGAACACCTCGCGGGCGGCACGCCGCTGCAGGCCGTAGAAGTCGGTGAAGCCGTCGGCATCGGCCTCGTCGGTCCACTCCAGCCACAGCTTCTGCACTGGCGCCTTCAGGGTCGCATCGGCGATCAGCGACGACGGCTTGATGCCGGCGCCGACCACGTTGCCGGCCCAGCTCTCGATGGCGTTCGCCGCATAGCCGTTGTTGCGGATCAGCCAGCGGGCGCGGGCGGTGATGTCGGCGCCGCTTGCCGCGAGCAGCGTGTTCAGGTGCGCCCGGCTCGGCTGGAAGCCCTTCAGCCGGCGGTTGGCGAGCCCGGCCTCAAAGCCGCCGATAAAGGCGCCCACCCGCCGGCGCCACTGCGTCAGCATCCCCGGCATCAGAGCCCCTTGCTCGCCGAGGTAAAGATTCGTCGCCGCCACCCACCGCTCTCGGCCTGCGCGATACGCTTCTCCAGATCGGCGAGCGCCGCCGCCATCTCGGTGTCCGTCGCGTAGGTGATCCGCTTGCCGTCGTACTCGATGGTGCGCACGCCGCGGTAGCGGGCGGCCAGCAGCGCGTCCCGCTGCGTGACAAGATCGTCCAGGGTCATCGATCAGCTCAGATAGCTCGAACGGAACACGCGGCGGCCCCGGCGCGGGGACGTCGCGAGACGGCCGGCCACCGGCAGGGTATCCTCGCGCGCGGTTGTGTCAGCCAGGTTTGTCTCCTGGGGAGTCACTGGTGCGACCTGCATCTCCAACTCGCGCCACTTGCGCTCCGGCCAGCGGTCGGCGCCGGCGATCCAGGCGGCGGCGCGCGCATAGACCCGGCAATCGAGCGCCTCGTTGCGCTCGCGCAGCTTCTGCCATTCCAAACGGGTGAAGCCGCGCCGCGTCTTGATGGTCACCAGCTGCTCGGCAACCAGCTGCTTGACCCACTCGGCGTCGACGCCGCGCGGCAGGTGGATGAAGCCCGCTGGACACGCATTAGAGGGGCTCTCACCAGTCGGTGCCACCAGCCGCAGGAACCGGTAGGTCTCGCTCTTGAACGTCGCGACGGCGACCGTCCACAGCCGCGCGCCGCGCTTGATCTTTACCCCGCCCTCGGTGGCATCGACATGCGTCGGCCCCGACACCGGTGCCGAGCGGTTGAATCCCTCGACGCCCTTCACCGGCAGCACCTGGCCCCAGCCCTGCCGCCGTGCCCAGGCGTAGACGGCGGGCGCCTCGTAGCCGGTGTCGATGCCGAGCCGCGCCAGGCCGAGCCGGACGCCCGAGACATGCGGCCAGGTCTCGCCGAGCAGGGTGGACAGCCGCGCCCAGGTCATAGCGTCGCCGGGGCCGCCTTCGATGACGAGATGATCGATCAGCCAGCTCTCCAGGCCGCGGCCCCAGGCCCAAACCGAGACCTCGATGCGGTCCTTCTGCACGTCGGCGCCGGCGGTAAGGAATAGCCCGCCCCGTGGCACCGTGCCGATCGGCCAGTCTTCGCGCCGCTCCCAGAGCCGCTGCCAGTCCGGCGCCTCGCCGGTCTCGACCCAGCTCTCGCCCAGCACGGTGTTGACGAAGCTGCGCTTCGCTTCCTCCGAGGCTTGCGCCGCCTCCCAGTCGCGGGCGATCCGCTCCCAGCTGAGCCAGCCAACCGGACTATAGAGGCTGGAGAGATGGAAGCCGACGGTGAGCGGATCGGTGCTGGTCGCGGTGGCTCGCCACTCTCCCTTCTCCAGCATCTGCGTCTTGTGATGCTCGGCGATCGGCCGCTCGCAGCCGGCGCAGACATACGCCGCCGTCTCCGGCTTGCCCTTCTGCCAGCGCAGCCGCTCGAAGATCAGGTGCTGCTGGTGTCCGCAGTGCGGACACGGCACGAAGTAGCGCCGCTGGTCGGACGCCTCGTACTCCCGCTCGATCCGCGACAGTCCCTTGATCGTCGGCGTCGAGGCGAGGAACACCTTGCGCCGCCAGGAGAAGGTGCGGGTCCGGGCTTCGGCGAGCGTCACTGGATCGCCCTCCTCGTCGGCCGACGGCGGATAGGCGTCCACTTCGTCGAGGAACAGGTAGCGCACCGGCATCGAGCGCAGGCCAACCGCACTGTTGGCGCCGGTCATCACCAGGATGCCGCCCGGGAACTCTTTCGACAGCTGGGTGTTGCCGGCATCGCGCGAGCGGGCGGGCGCCACCTTTGCCCTCAAGCTGGGGCACTCGGCGATCAGCGGATCGACGCGCTGCTGCGAGAACCGCTTGGCCAGCTCGACCGTTGGCTGCACCGCCAGCATCGGCCCCGGCGCATGGTGGATGACGTAGCCGATCCAGTTGCAGCCGCTTTCGCTGGCGCCCAGCTGCGAGCCTTTCATGAACACCACCCGCCGCGCCGGATGGCGGGGGCTGAGCGCATCCATCAGCTCGCGCAGGTAGGGCGTGCGGCCGGTCCGCCACGGCCCCGCCTCATTGGCGCCACGCGGGCTGAGGATCCGGTAGCGGTCGGACCACGCCGAGACGGTGAGATCCGGATCCGGCCCCAGGCCGTCGTGCCAGCCGCGCAGCAGCTCGTCGGTGCAGTCGTCGGCGAGGCTCGGAGCGTCCGTCGTCATCGGGGAGCGGCCGTCATCGTGTCAGCAGATGCCACTCAGCGGAACTCCGGCCGGATCTCGGAGAGCTCCTGCAGATGCGCGCGCACATGCTCGGAGAGCGACGCCTGCAGTTCGTGGGTGCCGACACCCAGCTCGGCCGCCATCGTCGCCGCGATGCGGGCCGGCCAGCCGAGCCAGGCGTCGCGCTCCTGGCGCGCCAGCCGGAACACCAGGGTCACGGCCCGCGCCCGGTCGACCAGCTCACTCTTCAGCTTCTGCAGCCGCAGCCGGCGCTCCTGCGCCTTCAGCACCTCGTTGGCGGTACGCGCCTGCAGGTAGGTCATGGCACCGGCCGCCGCCGGTGCCGGCAGTCCCTGCTCGCGCAGCGTCTCCGAGACCGCGCCCATCGCGGCCTCCGGCACCGGCTTGTGGCTGGGACCTGTTGCCGGGTGCTGCCTGGCGGGGTCGGTCATCTGCGCCCGGCGCGCGTCCGAGGCCGCCGCGTCGATCGAACCGTCGGCATGCAGCACCAGGCGTCCTGCCGCGCGCGCCTTCTGCACCGCGCCGCGCGACAGGCCGGCATGCGCCGCGTACTCCCGCTCGCTCATGCCTTGACGTTTGGACACGGGCATGACCTTTACCAGTTTTCTAACATACTGTTATGACTGCGCTTATTGACTTGCTTGTGGTCGCCGTAAGAGCGAACGTGCGTGCATCAAGGCGAACCGAGGAACACCGACGATGAAGACGAACAGCATCCTGCCGACCACCAACGAAGCCTGGGGCTTCTGGGGCACCATCGGCCACCATGCCGACCGGCGCGAAGCCTGGGCGCTGGCGATGACCGCGATCGGCACGGCGACCGGATGCGCCGAAAGATCGAGGCGGAAATGACCGACTGACGCCGCATCCGATCCTCCTCGCCCCGAGCCCTGCGGCGGCCTCGGGGCTCGCGGTGGTAGCAGGCGCCGCATCCCGTGGCGCCGGCGCAAGAGGATGCCACCGATGACCGATCTCTCCTCCTGGAGCCTGCCCCAGCTGGCGCAGATCCTGAGCGCTCTGGAAGACACGCGTCGCAATCCCAACAGCAAGAGCACGGCGCTGAAGGCGATCGAACGCAACGCCGCGGCGATCGGGCTCGGCGCCGAGGATGTCCTGGCCGCCTCAGGCCGCCTGCTCGACGGACGTCTGGACCCCGAGGCCTGGCGCGCCACGCTGGCTGCCGACGCCGCCGGCATCGAGGCCGCAACGGGTCTCGCCGGGCCGGACCGGGACGCACCGTCGGCCGCGACGGCGGCCCTCGAGGCCGAACCGGTCGAGGCCGACCCGGAGGCTCGCGAGCCGGCAGCTGACGTTGCGGCGGAGCCGATGATCGATATCAACGACCTGCACAGCAGCGATCATCCGATTGCAGGCGCGAACGCCGCCTCCTGGCCTGCAGGCTCGGCACGGTGTGCGCAGGATGCCGCGACGGCATCCGTCAAGCAGCAGCTGGTCGCCGCCTGCCAGGCCGCTGCCCAGGTTCTTCACGAACACGAGATCGCGGCGGACACGCTGCAGGTGCTGCGCGCCGCCATCGCGCGCGCCGAACAGCGCCCGGCGGGCGGCAGCGAGCCAAAGCAGCCGCGGGGCAACACCACCAAGCAGGCTCGTCTGATCGCGATGCTGGAAAACGGTGTCACCATCAGCGAGATGACCCGCGAACTCGGCTGGCTGCGGCACACCTGCCATGGCGCGCTCGCCGGGCTGAAGAAGCGCGGCTTCGACATCGTCTCCGACAAGCGCGACGGCGACCGTCTTTACCGCATCGCCCAGTGACAAGGCTGAGCCGACCGATCAATGCCGCCGGGTCGCCGCGAACCCGGCGGCAGCCGCTTTAGGCTGCCTGCGGCAACCGTTCCGCCGCAACCGCTTCAAACGTCCTTCCGTCGCCATCGAGGGTGGCCTGTTTGCCGGTCGCCGTCTGCCAGCGCTTGACTGCGACGTCGACGTATTGCGGACTGATCTCGATGGCGTAGACCCGCCGGTTCGTCGCCTCTCCAGCCATGATCTGCGAGCCGGAGCCTGAGAACGGCTCGTAACAGGCTTCGCCGCGCCTGGTGTGCTGGCGCATCGGGATGGCGAACACTTCGATCGGCTTCGACGTCGGGTGCTCGGTCTTCTCGCCGACCTTCACCGTCGGCAGGGTCCACACCGTGCTTGGATAGTCTTCCGAGACCCGCGGCGGCTTGTGGCCCTTCAGCCAGCCGAAGAAGCACGGCTCGTGCTGCCACAGGTAGAACGATCGCGTCAGGATGCCGCGATCCTTGGCCCAGACGATCTGCTGATGGACGAAGGCGCCGAACGTCTCCCACACGCTCTCGACCATTGCCTGTCTTCGGCTGGCATGCCAGCAGTACCAGGCGGCGTTGGGCAGGATCGCGTGTTCGATCGCCGCCTTGATGAAGCCCTCGTACAACTCCGGTCCCTGGCTGGCATCGTCCCAGGTGATGCCGTAGCTGTTGCCCCAATCCTTGTTCTTGTCCGGCCCGCCCTGCTTCGATGGATGGTTGGTGCCGTCGTAGTCGACCAGGTACGGCGGATCGGTGGCGAACAGGATTGCCTTCTCGCCCTTCATCACCCGGATCACGTCGGATGCTTTCGTTGAGTCGCCGCACAGCAGCCGGTGCTCGCCCAGCAGCCAGAGGTCGCCCGAACGCGACACCGGCGTGACCGGCGGCTCCGGGACCACATCCTCGCCGGCCGCCACCCCGCCGTCGTCGAGCGAGGCAAGCAGCCGGTCGAGTTCCGCGCCCTCGAAGCCGGTGAGCGCCAGGTCGAAACCGTCCTCGCTCAGCGCGTGCAGCTCGGCGGCAAGCAGTTCGTCGTCCCAGTCGGAGAGCTCGGACAGGCGGTTGTCGGCGATGCGGTAGGCGCGCACCTGTTCCGGCGTCAGGTGTGACAGGCGAATCACCGGCACCTCGCCCAGGCCCAGATGTCGTGCCGCCAACAGCCGGCCGTGACCGGCGACGATCTCGCCGTCGTCGCTCACCATCACCGGTGCGGTCCAGCCGTACTCCACCAGCGAGGCTGCGAGCTTCGCCACCTGGTCGTCGGAATGGGTGCGGGCGTTGCTGGCATAGGGCCTGAGCCGCGCGATCGGCCACTGTTCGATCTGCTCAGGCAGAAAGCGAAGCGTCATCGAAGGTCCCTGGTCCATGAGAAAGCTGGCGGGATCGACAGAATGGTGGACTCCGCCCTGGACTCCGGGGTCCAGCCGGAAGCCACCCCGGATCCACCCTCACTGCCGGCTACTGCGTTGGTATTGCGAGGTTAACCCGGCCAGAGGTCGGGATTGCCGGTGGCTTCCTGCGTGGACTCCGGGATCCACTTGGCTAGCCACCTTGAATCCAGGCTAACTGTCTGACTTCATTGCGATCTTTGCGGATCCGGTGAATTCCGGCCTGGACTCCTGGATCCACCCGGAAGCCACCCCGGAGTCCAGGCTAACGCTTTGTTTTGAAACTGAAAAAGCCACCCGTAGGTGGCTTCTGGCTTGGCTGGCTTCCCAAAATTCTTGGCTGTCGCTGGCGGACTTCCGGGCTGTGCCCACCAGCATACGTTGTGTTCCCGGAAGGAACCAATTCTCTCAAACGGTTACGGAATGCGGAGAATTTTCTTTATTCCCTTCGCTCCTCGGTAGAAGCCTGCAAATCGCTTCATGTTACAACCGAGACCTGTACCTTCCGGGCCAGATACGATGGAAGTGTCGGCAGTTATCGCCGTACCGCCGAACCGCCAATCAGAAGCCGCAATCCTGCCAATTCTATCTCTCAGCATGCCAAATCCGATTGCTTCTGTCGCACTGTTTTTTGTTGCGACGGTTTTGTTGCACCGGAAGCGTTGAGTTGTGCGGCGATCTTGATCAGAGCGCAGGTCCAGTGTCGCCAGGCGGTCGAGCGATCGATGCCGAAGCGATGGGCGATGCTCTTCCAGCGCACGCCCTCGGCGCGCAGCCACACCAGCCGCACTTCGTCGGGCTCGAGGCAGAGCAGCCAGCCCAGGGCTGCATCCATCCGATCGATGGCATCAGAGGAGGCCGGGCCCGGTCGCACCTCCACCGCGTTCCAGCCGAACGCCTCCCAAAACTCGCGGATGATCGGCGGCCAGGTGCTGAAAAACCCGCGCACGGTGACGGGCGGCAGGCGACGCAGCGTCCGTGCTGCTTCTTCCAGGTGCTCTGCGACGTCTTTCGGCGTCCAACCATTCTCCGCCATCACGCGATCCCTTCGCTTCGAGCCCGATGATGAGGCCGGATCGCGTGTTCGACGATCGCTGGACTCAGCTCAGGCGCCTGGACCGTGCCAGTGAATCCGAAGCTGTGAAGGTGCGTGCGGTCGTCCCCCTTATTAGACGTACACGTGTGTGTGCGCGTGTGACGTCGATAACCTGGTACGGGATCACGTACCTTCACACTTGCCATGATCATCCTCCGTAGCGTGGGTCGTCGGTGTAGTCCTTGCGCTGCAGCCGGATCCCGGCGAAGCCGCCGCGACCGGTTCCTGCCTGCCGTTTGGAGACGAAGCCACGGGTCTTCAATGCGCCGCGGAACTTCGGCTCGCTGCCGCCCGACATGCCGCAGCGCTGCGCCCAGGCGCTCCAGGCGGCATAGAGGTCGCGCGTCGTCTCGTGCGCCGTTGGGTCGCGGACGCAGCACTCGTTGAGCCACTGGCCGAACACATCCTCATCGTCGAAGTATTCGTCAGTGGCATCGATGACGGCAGGAGGCGGGTTCAGACCTTGCGCCTGCCAGGCGAGGCAGCCTTTGATCGCCCAGCCGAGGATCGCTGGCCATTCCTGCCTGAGGGTCTCGAACAGCTGAGAGTCGCGTCGCTCCGGCGGGATGCGCACGGTGAACGGCAGCAGGTGGAAGCGCCTCCGGATCGCCTCGTCGATGTTGCGGAGGCCGGGCTTGTGGTTGCCGGCGATCAGCAGCTTGAACTGCGGGGTGTAGGTGAAGAAGTCCTGGCGCATGAACCGCGCGGTGATCGGATCACCGCCAGTCAGCGCCTTGATCCGGCTCTCCGCCCAGCGCCGCCCCTCGTCGGTCTCCTGCGCAGTAACCAGCCGGGCGCCGCGCAGCATCGCAAGTTCGGCCGGATGCCGGTCGGTTTGGCTCTCGGTGAAGGTGTCCATGCCAGCGATCTGCGCGTAGTCGCCGAGGATGCAGGTCAACGTGTTGAGAAACGTGCCCTTGCCGTTGGCGCCGGTGCCGTAGAGGAAGAACAGCGCGTGTTCCCGCGTGCTGCCGGTCAGGCCGTAGCCGGCGACCCGCGCGAGGAACGCCTGCAGCGCCAAGTCGCCGTCGGTGACCTCGTCGAGGAACCGCCGCCAGCGCGGACAGTCCTGTTCCGACGGCGCAACTGCGGTGATCTTGGAGCACAGTGCCCGGCGGTCGTGCTGAGACATCCGGCCGCTGCGCAGATCGACGATGCCGCCTGGCGTGTTCAGGGCCCACGGATCGGCGTCCCAATCCCCGGGCAACGTCGCGTGCCGGCCATCGGCGCGCGCCAGGTTGACCACCGCCGCCACCGTTCGAGCCGACGCGACCGTGTTGGAGATGCGCATCGCCGCTCGTTCATGCTCGATGGTGGCCAGCGCTTCGGCCGACTTGTCCCGGCAGAGCTTGCGGGCATGCGAGAAGACGCGCCGCTTGCCGTCTTCGCGCCAGCGACCATCGTCCCACTCGAACCACTTGCCGAAGGCGTCGCAGTAGCGGAGATGGTCGATATTGCGCTCGGAGAAGACCAGCGTGATCGCCTCTTCGCAGTAGGGGAGCAGGACAGGGTCTTCCGGGCGGGCATCGCCATCGTCCTGTTTCCGCTCCATGGCGAGCTTGCAGAGCTGCAGCAGTTCGATGCGATCGCCGCCGGTGTCGAGCCAGTCGGAGACGTCGCCGCCGGGCGGCAGGTCCGGCAGGACGACGATGCGCACGCTGTCGGCGATGCCTTGGAGAGCGGCTGCAACCTTCTGAGCATGACTGCGACCGGCGGCGTCGTTGTCGGGCAGAATGTAGACCGTACGCCCCTCGAAGAATCGATTGAGCGCGTCCGGCCAGCTGTTGGCACCGCCGGCGTTGCAGGTGGCCACCAGGCCGAGGCTCGCCAAGCGGTCGGCGTCCTTCTCGCCCTCGACGACGAAGACGGGGGTCTCGCCGTCGGCAGACAGCAGGTCCGGCAGCCGGTAGGGGACCTGGCGGAGGCCGCGCACCCGCCAGCTCCAGCCGCCCTTTCCATCTGGACAACGCTGGCGGAAGGTCTTCGGCGCATAGCGCACGACCTGGAAAAGCAGCGCACCGCTCTCGTCGCGGTAGTCGTAGGTGGCAACGATATGCCTGGGCTTCTGCCGCAACGATTGCTCGGCCGCAATGCCGAACTCGGTTGCGGCCCACTCGGCCGCGGCGCGACCGGAGAGACCGGTGCAGCGGCTGACGAGGTCGAGGGCGCCGCCGCCGAGCTTGTTCTCGTGGTCGTACCATTGCCCACGCTTGGTGCTATCGAGCTCGACCGCCATGCTGCCGTTGCGGCCGCATCGCAGCTGCGTGCGCGTCGACAGATCCCGGTTGGGCTCGCCGAGCAATCGTCTCGCGACCTCGTCGATGCGCGCGTTCAACTGCTCGGTGATCGCGGCGAAGGAAGGGCCGGAACGAGGCTTGCCGCTCGGCGGACGGCCGTTGATGTCGGTCATCAACGATCCTCACAGCCGGGCGTGTTGGTCATGGTCGAGTTCCAAAGAATTCGTGGGGCAGCGGCAACGGACCGGCAACCGGCGATCCGCGTGGCGATCGCTGTCCGCAGCACGGAGCACGGAGCACGGGATCGATTGAGGGCGCCTGCGTCGCGGCAAGACCGCGAGCGGTGGACGCTCTTCCACCGAGGTCGTCCTGCTTGTTTACCACCGCTTGATCTTAGGAATAAAGTCTGATACTGAGGAGCCTACGTCCGCCTTGCGTTTGCGCGCGTCGCACCGCGCGCTGTAGGCGGTTCTGCCTCCCTTCGATTCGACTTCAGCTCCCACTAGGTCAGCCGGCGACCCAACGTCGTCGCCGGGCGATGCCCGTATCGGGCGCCGACAAGGATCACCGTTCGCCATGCACAATGCGCTCGCTCCCGACCGCATGACCGCCGACGAGCGGCTGCGCGAGGTCAGCGAGATCCTGGTTGCGGGGTTGCTGCGTCTGCGGGCGAAGCGGGCGGCGGAGCGTGAGCACCGCCGAGAGAGTTCCCTGGACTTCGCCGCCCGGCAGAGCGTCCATGAGAGGAAACGTCGGAGCAGAGAAACCGATGAGTGACAGTGTGTTGGCGCAACTGGCGGCGCTGCCGGGCAAGAGTACAGCGGAGCTGAAGCAGCTGTGGCGGGAGCTCTACGACCGCGAGCCGCCGTCGTTCAACCGGGACTATCTGATTAAGCGGCTCGCCTACCGCATTCAGGAGCTGGCGTACGGAGGGCTCTCGGCGCGGGCGGAGGCGAAGCTCGACCGGTTGATCGCCGAGGAGGATCTGCGGGTTAAAGGAAAGCGGCCGATGCGCAAGGGCGATCGGCCGATCGCCGGTACCCGGCTGATCCGCGAGTGGAAGGGCGTCGAGCACGCTGTCACCGTGCTCGTCAATGGCTACGAGTATCAGGGCAGGCCGTACAGGTCGCTGTCGGCGATTGCCCGCGCCATCACCGGCACGCGCTGGAATGGCCCTTTGTTCTTCGGGATTCGGAACCATTCCTCGAAATGAAAGCGCCTGTTCGCAAGCTGCGCTGCGCCATCTACACGCGCAAGTCCTCGGAAGAGGGTTTGGAGATGCAGTTCAACTCCCTCGATGCGCAGCGTGAGGCAGCGCTCGCCTACATCGAGAGCCAGAAGCACGAAGGCTGGCTGCTGGTGCCCGACCGTTACGACGACGGCGGCTTCTCCGGCGGCACGATGGAGCGTCCGGGCCTGCAGCGGTTGCTGCGCGACGTCGAAGCGAGACGCATCGATGTCATCGTCGTCTACAAGGTCGATCGCCTGTCGCGCGCGCTCGGCGACTTCGCCCGCATCGTCGAGCTGTTCGAGCGGCACAGCGTTTCCTTCGTTTCTGTGACCCAGCAGTTCAACACCACCACCTCGATGGGCCGGCTGACGCTCAATATTCTGCTCAGCTTCGCCCAGTTCGAGCGCGAGGTCATCGGCGAGCGCATCCGCGACAAGTTCGCCGCCTCGCGGCGCAAAGGGATGTGGATGGGTGGCATCCCGCCGCTGGGCTACGACGTCCGCGGCCGCAAGCTTGAGGTGAACGAAAGCGAAGCCGAGTTGGTGCGGCTGATCTTCGGCCGCTTCCTGCAGCTGGGCTCGGCCACGGAGCTGGCGCGGGAGCTGCGATCAGCCGGGCACACCACCAAGAGGTGGACGACGCAGGATGGCAAGCATCGTCCGGGCAAGCCGATCGACAAGGGGTCGATCTACAAGATCCTCGCCAACCGCGTTTACCTCGGCGAAGCTGTGCACAAGGGGGTGAGCCATCCCGGCGAGCATGAGGCGATCGTCGAGCGTGACATCTGGGACAAGGTGCACGGCATCCTCGAAGGCAATGCACACCGTCGCGGCAACCTTACTCGCGCGCAGACGCCGGCGCTGCTAAAGGGCTTGATCTTCGCCCCTGGCGGCCATGCGATGACACCGTCGCATACCCGCAAGGCCGGCAGGCTCTATCGCTACTACGTGGCGACGGACGCGATTCGGAATGGCCACGCCGGATGCCCGGTGCGCAGCGTGCCGGCGGCCGAGATGGAAGACGCCGCCGTCGCCCAGGTGCGGCATCTGCTGCAAACGCCCGAGATCGTCGCTCGGACCTGGGCGGCAGCGAATCCTGACGGGAAGGCGTCAGTTCCCGAGCGCGAGGTGGTAGCCTGCATCACCGAGTTCGCGCCTCTCTGGGACGAGCTGTTTCCGGCCGAGCAGGCGCGCATCGTCCGCCTGCTGGTCGAGCGCGTCGATGTTGCTCAGAACTATATCACGGTGCGGCTACGGGCAGAGGGGCTGCAGACGCTGGTCGAGCAGCTCCGCACCGCCGATCCGAAGGCGCACGCGGCATGA